AGCTGGTCATGGGTAATATATTGTAAGTTATGACTCTGGATTGATTAGTTATATCTGTGAAAGCTTGTACAGTAGAAAAGTTAGATCCATTAAATCCAAAATCAAGTGTTATAGGATCATCTGAATTATTGTAGAAAGTAACTTCTGTGCGTGCAGCTGTATACCATCCTAATTCATATCCAATCAATCCGAATAGCTTTTCTGCATTTTTTCGTTGAGAAACTGTAGGTGCAAACAGCTCACTTGCAAGTATATCTACATTCACACCTAACATATCAGCAGCGCTGGCAAGAAACTTTCCAAGCACTACACCAGGATCCGCATCGGCTTCCGGCTTCCAAAGTTCCGTCATCTTTGGAACTAAATCCCAAAAATCATCCATTATGGACTGATAATCTCTAGACGTATATTTTACTGCACCGCGAACATAATCGTCACTCATTCTTTCACCTCATACTAAATAATCTAAAACTATAGAAGGTTTAATCTTCAATATACTCTATTGTTCCATTATGCTCTCTTCTACGGATTGAAGTATTCGAAAGTATAGTAGAATCGTTCTCTAAAATCTCTTTCAATGTAGCACCTACAAAGTATGATTTATAACCTTTGGAAGACTCTCTAAGGATTGTATATCTAGTGTTGGACGGCATACTGTGATCGTGCTTCAAGATACATTGATCAATTATTACTTTGTTCCAATTGAAATTGTTTTCACTAGTTATCCTGAACTCTACACTATTGTTCATAACAGAAACTTTAGCATAGTTATTTTTGCAGTAAGCGTAGAATTCTTCATTTATATCATCAAAGCAAGGTGCTAGGTCAGCAGGATTGACAGGACAGCTATCTGGATTTGCGACTAACTTTGCTAATTTAGGTGCATATTTCAATTCGCAATAAGTATTAAATCTTATCTTATCTGCGAGTGTAAAACTATCCTTGCCAAGATATTCTTGCAAACAATAGTAATAGATGACAAGAGCCTCTTCTTCTGATATTTTATCTGTAGATAGCAAAAATTCTGCATCTGTCGGACACAAATGTTCAATACCTCTAGACAAATAAGTGGTTGAAGGGACATGCAGAGTAACAGGTATTAACTCTCCCGAACTGGATAGTAAATAAGATCCAGTTTCAAGTGTTGTGTTAGCTTTTATATATCGTTTCATAATTTACATTGCTGTAAAGTATACGCCATCAATACAGCAATACCTCCTTCCAAATGAATGATAATGTTTGTTTCTAAACGCTACAACTGATTTAGGTAAGGTAGTTCCGTGATTAACTACATCACGCACTGCACGTAAGCACTGTGCATTTGGTTTAGTGCTCCTAACCTGAGAAGCTGGTCCAAATACTCCAGGCTCACAAATAACTTGAGAAGCTGTTTTATGATAGCGAGACATTCTGTTTATAATGACACTAGCAATAGCCTTTTGACAGCGGTAACTCTGACCACCAGCTTCTAGGTACACTAGTGCTGCAATATTCCGTATATCATAGTTTGATAGCCTTACAGAAACTTTGTTGCGATATGTAGAGGTTGCATTAGAAGTTATTTTTGGCTTAGGGGTAGGTGTTGGGGTAATCTTGTTGAGCTTACTTTGCATGAGCACAATCTTACCACGATTCAGTCTGATTTGCAATTCAGCTTCGTCTAGTCGTTCTGTCAATTCGTCTACATCTTCAGCAAGGTCAGTTAATTGAGATTCAGATGTTACCTTGTATTTCTGGTAGTCAGTTCGGAATGCCGAAAGTGAATTGTATAGTTGTTCATTTTGTGCTTGTAATCGATCTATTATAAGTGAAGCGGATAGTCCTACTAATCCAATACAGCTTATAAGCATGAGCGTTACAAACATCATGTTTTGACGCTGTGTATTCATATACGTACCTCCGTATCATATAACGATCTCTACGGTTCGTTCTCTTCCAGACCGATCCTAACACGGTCACCATATATAGTTTTCAATCCTACAGTCATTTTTACATGATTGAAGTTAGCGTCAGCAGTATCTCCAGTAAATAACAAGCCATCTGCAAATTCAGTATCTTCGGAAACTACACAAGGCTCAAATTGATACAGTTGCTCCTTAATATCATCTTGAATTCGAGCAACAGTATTAGCATTGTTATACTGAAATATGTACCGCCTTAATCCTGCACCAAAATTAGGGTTATGATATAAAGATGTACGATCCGATAGCAGTAACAATCGTGTACGGTTTGTAATAGAAGCATTATCTTCTACAATGCTTACGCAATTTCGTGTTGGATCTATCAGATTTGGAAAACTCCATGAAGATGTATGTGCCATATGATTATCCTCCTATGTTTGTTGCACCTCGATAATACGAACCTCCGGTCAATCCTATTACAAGAAATTCGGTGTTCGCACTATCTTTTATATTCAATAATGCTACTACATCGCCTTCTGTAGGGTCGTGCGGTAATACCACTGATGGATAATATGGAAGGTTCTCGTCCCGCACATAATTGTGTATCCGCTTGCCCTTTGCATCGTCTTCCTGGAACGGTCCATGTATTGCAGGTACTCTAACCTGTATCATAAAAGTACCATCACCTGTATACTCGTACTGTTTTACATATCCATATGTTACCATATTATCACCTCACTGTAAGTATGTGCCCCAATTAAGCATGTAATCAATTTGTTTTCCTTGCCACCCGGTCAAATCTAGTTTTCTATTGTTTTTGATTCCAGGTTCGGTAGGTGGTGCCCATTTATTCCACTCTACAATGTTAACACCGTCTTTGAAAGTAGATCCCCACTTTCTATGAGCACCCTTAGAGTCACCTACAATTACATTTAACGAAGTACCATCCTTTAAAACGATTGTTAGAATATCTCCCATCCTGCCAAAATGTGTTGTTACACCTACTAAGTAATAACCGCTAACAGTTGCAATACCTCTATGTTTAGGGCAACCCTGCTTGACCCATTCGTTGCCAATCTGCTTACCACGGTTGTTTGATTTCTTCTGAACATTATATATCCATCCATAACTCTCGTATGTAGGATCCATTCCGCCCTTCCTTTGCTTAACATCATCAGGTACAATGATTTTCTTCACAGCCTTTGTAAGTGTCTTGCCAGATCGTGTAGTTATGTTTCCATTATTTATTGCAGTAGTGCCTGACACTTCTGTGGGTATGAGTATCAGTTGTTTCCATAAAAATACTACAGCATTAAGTAATTGATTACTTGTTTTGTCTGTGAGTGTGTATCCTTGATAATCTGTGTGAAAAAGTTTAGCACAAGCGAATGCGTCGTTGTAAGAAATATTAACCACTTTGTATAAATCTTCCAATACACGCTTTTTAGTGGAACTTAACTCACCCCACATAAAATCTAACTGGCCGCTAAGATTTGTAGACCAGTTAGGTACTTTCTTCATCAATTGCTTACGTCTGTCGCCAGACCATTGAAGCATACCTAAACTACTTCCGGTGTGGTCAGCAAGCGCAATATCAAATTTACAAGAAGTTTGAATAGATGCAAGTATTCCAACTACATTGGACGCATTAAGCCCTTTCTTAAATAAATACTGTGCAATAATCTTAGCATTCTTATCTTGTATATTAGAAACATCTACTTCATATTCATTAGAAACGCTTTCCACCCCAAAATAGTCAACTAATGCAGCTAATCCTGTAGTATAGTTGATTACACTTAGAGCAATTCCTGTAGGTTGCGAAGTAATAGTCCCGTCCTCTTTAATATTCATAACTTCTCGCATATTAGCATCTTCATCTGTACTATAATCAGTATAAAGTGGTTCATAAGCACCACCTCCTGAAATATCTACAGGATCATCGTCTGCGATTCCTAGCTTAGACCAATTAGGATGGAAATAGCCGTTGACATTTTTCTCGGTTTTCCAATTATATCTGCGTGTAGCAGCTTTACCACCATGATTACCTTCATATGTAGTAACATAACCGTTACTGTCTACTTCTCCTACTATCCCGATATGGTTACCGAAGTATACTTTGTTACGATTTTTCGGAATACGGCGATTCCAGCGAAAACATATCAAGTCACCTGGTGCCGGTTTATACTGTATTCCGTGCCATCCAGCTTTGTGAAATGTTCCAAGTTTCTGGCTTACTCCGGTTATGAACCAAGTTTGCACACAGAACCCACCGTTCATAACCTTCCCGAAGATACCTGCAGATTTAGCACATGACATAACAAAAGCAGCACACCAAGCTTGATTAGTATTGTACCCTACTGTCGTTCGTATCCAAGCCTTGCAGTCTGCAGTACGACCCATCCAACTATGAGCAATTCGCAGGAAATCATCTTTCTTAGACATACTTTCCACCTATATCAAAGAATGCAGGATTGAGTAATGTAGACAATTCAGACGCAGATTTAACATGGTCTATCATCCACAAGTTCCATTCGTGTTGCTTTTGCGACCAGTGTATAGTTTTGAGTGTGCTTTTAGTACACATAATACCTATCTTGCCCTTTAATCCAAGCTTTACAAGCTCTTGCTCATACACATTCAATATGCTGTCATTTTCGTCAGGTGTCTTTCCACCGAGTTCTAATTTCAACCATGCACCTAAAGTAGGGCTATATTTTCTAATTTCAAAAGAAAATTCATACATTTCTGAATATGCTTCAGCAGTTGTTTTAGCTCGAGCGTACATCAACCATCCTATTGGTAATCCGGAGTTCAAAGCCTGCTCCACTTGTGTATAAGCTTGCTGATTTCTAAATACTTTTTCGTGTTTATGCTCTGGTGTGTATAAGTATCCAGCTTCTACAACCACACCGCTAACGCCGGCATCAATCAGCTTCTTGTAACTTTTGATTTTCGGTGATTTGCGTGTCAATGTGATGACATAAGGTTTCAACTGCTTGTAATCAACTTCCATAGTCATCCTCCATATCCTCCGCAGACCCTTCCTCAACCTCATCGGCTTTTACATGGCGTAAGAAGCTTTGAGAGACAGCTACATCAGAAGAATAGTTAATCAAGCTATCATACCCGTTCAACAAAATATCTAAAGGATCCTGCTTATAAAACATCTGGTTCACTAGCATAACACGAAACCGATTAGTTTGTGATTTATTCAGATATTCTACATGAACATATTTGTTACATGTACCTATTAGATCGTCGGTATCAACCTGTGCACCGACTTCTACCGCAGGTGCTTTCAGATTACAATATGCAAATGCATGATTGGAATTATATTGAACAATAACTGTATAAGTTTTAGTGTCAGGGCGATTGACTAAGATAACAGTTCCTGGAAATGCGCTATACACTTCTTTGCATTCAATATCTACACCAGTATGATACCCAGTAAATTTTGAGTGATACGGTATCTTTTCTGAAATATTGAAGTATTGTAGTATTTTCACATCACCGTGCGTAACAATGGTTTGCATTTGTCATCCTCCTAAACTATACATATGCGTGAAGTCTGGATACAGTTCTCCAAAATCAACTTTGTATGCACTCTTTACATTAGATGTTGTATAGTATGAGCTACTAGGATAACTATTGGAACCTGTGATATATATTCCTTGCCCCGATGCTACTTGATTTGCAGAACTGATAGTTAATCTTTGTAACTTGAGTGTTGTAATGAATGTTTTATTGATAGTATGACTAACTGACATTATGTTATATATTCCAGATACAGGTGAAACAGTATTTCCAGACATGACCAATAATGATACCGGCTGCGCCACTGTATATGTTTTAAGGCTTCCGGGAATCTGCACAGAAAAATCTCCACTAAACTGTGAAGCAATAGCGCTAACATCATTTATAATGTTGACGGTTTGATAAACATCTGCAAGCGAAGAGCTCCAGCTATTAACTACTTCTGCACCTTGTACAATAGAATTACCACTACCATCAACTGCAAATCCTATATCAGCAAATCGCATATCTGTCATATTATACGCAACGCCGCTATAAGACCCATTTAATGATAATATATTAGTAGAAGGTGTCCCATACTGCAGTGTATTTGATAATTGTGTAGAAGCTAAACCGGCGTCACTTTTATAGTGTATACATCCGGGTCGCGTCATACTAGGCTCGTCTACCCAATATGAAAATGATGCACATTGCGGAGTGGTATCTGTATTAGATTTCTTGAGATAATTTTCAAGGGGTGTAGTAATCAAATTGTTCAGAAGTGTACTTAATTTTCTAGCACCTGTTATACCTGCAGCTTCTCGAGAACTACTGTATGACTTTGACAGCTTAAGCAATCCTGGAAAACTTTCGTAATCATCCTGCCCGGAATAGTTACCCCTAACATAATTATTGAAACTAGTTGTTAACGCACCATGTGAGACTAATGTAGGTGCATCATTATGATCTATATCCAGTTCATAGTAATTAGTAGCTTTTGTGGCCTTGGCAAGTGCTTCAACTATCGCAGAAGGTTGAACAATTCCACTTAACTCAGGTATCCTCAATACAGGCATACTGGTCTGTATAGCTAAAGTTGCATATCCTGAAATATTATAAGTCATATACAGTCCGGAAGTAGATACTTGGAACTGTAGCGTAAATCCTTGATAAGATAGATAATTTTCTACTTGACCGTTTGCGTCCAACCACCCAAATGCAAATGCCACAGGAATACCACTAGCGTTAGGATACGCACTAGCAGCTTGT